CTGAAACTGAGGAACCATTCCCTTATCCCATTTCGCAACATCACCTGCAAAAATCTGTCCTTTAGCCATTCTACTATACATGCGCGGCCATTCTTTTATGGGATTTATTCCAACCATAACCATATTATAGTCTCTGTTTTTTAGCACTTGTTCAACAAATTTTCCAAAATATCTTTTAGCCAATATTTGTTGTATAATAGTGCCTACTCTAAAGGTGCGTGCATCTCCATTTTTAGAATTACTCCGCACTTCATCTTTAGGAGTTTCGACCCAGAAAAGCTTATCCCAGTCTTCTTCTCTCATAGAACCTGACTCGACAGCTGCCTCAAACTTATCTATCTCTTTTTGACAATAATCCGTAAGAACTCCATTTTCAAAATCAATATACTTATCTTTCTCGGGGTAACAGTTGTACCCATTAGATGAATCTTTGTTCAATCTATTCAATAACTTATTACCCATAACTACCTCATCCCAAGGTAGATCTGAAAATGTTCCAAACATAGTCGAAACGGCTTTTCTAGCAAATGCCGCTTCTTCAACACTAGGAGCACCCGGAACTGCAAAAGCTGCCTTCCCAATCTCCTTAACGGTATGACGACCATATTTATCTAAAATCGCCGGAGTTCTTCCAATAGGATATATACCGTGAAGAGGAGAAGGGCCTATATTACTCTTAAGAATAGCCGATACATGCATTTTCTTATCTAACTTTATAACACTAGAGTTAGGCATATCATAATTCTTAATATCCAAAGGTAAAAGATTCTTATCTTCTATCATATATTTTTTAATGATTTCCTTCGTACAGAGCGACCAGGACATTCCTATCCCTAATTTCTCAGAGTTAGATCCTGCCACATGCATTCCTAATATACCTCTATCTGGAGAAAATATAACAGAACCACACAATCCGTTAAATTGCACATTATACAAATACGCATTTTTCACGCTAACTATGCTATTATCAACTTTATAATTAAGTTCTGCGTTCTCAAGAACTGCCCCTACTGGGGTTATCAACTCAGAAGAAACTAAGAATGCTGACTTATTGGTAAATTCCGTCTCTCCTTTAAACCAATTTGATAGATTTTTAAAAGGGGAAGGATAAGATTCGCTCAACTTGCAAACCATAATGTCCTCTTCAACATTTCTATAAACTACTCTTACGTAGTCTCCATCTATCAATCTCTTATTATTAGCTACATCATCATAAATAATAACGGAAAATCTAGCCTCATTTGAAGCATGTGAAGGAAGAACTATCGTCCTTCCAGATATCAAACAACGCATCATCACGTCTCCGGCACTTCTTTTTACGGATATGTATTTTACATGTTTTTGCATCATCATAACACTATTATGCACATTCGCTGGATCAAACTTAAAAGACTGAGAGTCAAATAACTCTTGCCATTTTCTACCTTTACAGAATTGTGCAAAATCATAATCATAATTTTTGTTAGGCAAGTGCATATCAAAAAGAATGGGTATTGATTCCAAATTATTCATTGGCGCTGAAACTATATTCCTATCACTAGGAGTTTCCCCCTTAATTGGATCTACGTACACAACACGAGGATTTCCTCTCTCATCATGATAATAATCCACAGCATATCTAAATCCATCAGATTTATAATATGTCGTTGTATCAAACCACCACGCAGAAACCCAAATCAATCCTACACAACCCAACGCCACAAAAACTGTAGCATAATCACAAACAAAATTCTTAATCTGAGACGCATATGTTACAACCACTTGCACAAAATCTACTAAACAAGACTCTATAACTTCCCGAAAATACGATTTAGGGACTTCTTTGCTCTGCGCATCAAAGTACTCTAAATTTTGTAACTCTTCTTGTATTATCTGTTTTTCAGATTCTGTAAGTCTATTCTCCACAGCGTAATTTCTCTTCATCAAATCAAATAATTTAACTATCTTACAAATCCATGTCAATAGCTGGCTTCTATCAACAATTTCCAAACTAGAAGGTAAAGAGACTTGTCTCTTTTCCATTTCTCTCTTAAAATTAGATGGAAAACCTTTGATAAAACATTGTTGATGCAAGTCGTAGTGTTTAAAAACTACGGTTCCTGCTATAAAATTACTTGTAGAGGTAACTCCTGAAAAATCAAAAACATAACCTCTTCTCCATAATGCCTGTATATCATCTATACAATCTTGCTTAGTTAAAGCCAAGTTTAAAGTTTGAAATCTATTAGTAGTAACAAAAATCTTATTACTATTAAAAAATTTAGTGTCTTTATTTTGTGCCTCTGCACAATCTAAAGGCATTTTCACAGAAGATACCATATTCATAAGGGGTCTCCACTGGGAAACCCCATTTTGGCCTACGTCATCCATATAAAATATGGGCTCA